TTTATCTATGTGCATCTCTGCACATATTACAGGGTCTTTGTGTAAGTGGAATATATTCATATTATATTATTTTCCCAACATTCAAGTGCCAGTTTAGGTTCTAAACGACAAGCTTCACTTTCAATCGTTTTTTCATTACGAGCATATTGTTTCACATGAACCATTTCGTGACAAATTGTTAAAACCATCTCTTTTAAATTAAGTTTCTTATCTATTTCAATATAAAATTCACGATTGTTATCACCAATCATACAATAACCTGTTGCATCATTTGGTATGTTTGTTAGTTCAACATTAATCTCTAATGTCCTAAGGCGAGGTAATAGTTTTTTAATTGTATAGTTGATAACTGAATCGCAAAGCTTTCTTTGATATTTGTGACCACCAGAAATTTCAACAGTATTCATATTAAAGCTTTCTCATTTCTCTTTTTAATTAAATGACCCAACTGACGAGAGAGAAATGAGAGAGAGAGTGTCAGTTGGGTCAAAGCCTTTAAGGTCTTTTGTTCAAAAAATATACAGAAAATGCAATCATTATTATGCCAATAGTTCCATAAATCATCATTTTATTAAGTGGCATTGCATCTTCCATACAACTACCACCACAATCAGAACCAGCTACACCAAGAATTAGTATCAAACCAAAAGCACCGATACAACCTACAATAATATTTTTAAACATACTTTAAACCTATATTTTCTTATTTTGTACAGCTATAGTAACACAGGTAAAATGGAAAGTCAATGGATTTTGCAATTTAATTTAAGACCTTAAATAACGAATTATTGTTTCTGCAAGAGTTTTAAACCATGCCTCATCGTTACCTCTGGTGGTTTCTGCGGCAACTCCAATTCTAACTCCAGAGGTTTCAATAAAACCGCGAGTGTCGTTAGGAACACCATTTTTATTTACAGTAATACCTTTTTCTTCTAGTAAATCTGCAAATTCACGACCACTATACTTTTCTTTATTCAAGTTAATAGTAAACATATGAGATTGTGTTCCACCAGATACTATTTCTACATCAGCAGCTATGAATGTTTTTGCCATCATGTTTGCATTAGCTATTACTCGTTCAGTATATAAATGAAAGTCTGGTTGTAATGCTTCGTAGAAACATTGTGCTTTAGCGGCAATGATGTGCATCAGAGGCCCACCTTGAGTGCCGGGAAATACTGCACTATTAAGTTTATTACTATATTCTTTATCGTTCCACAAAATCATACCACCACGAGGGCCTCGTAAAGTTTTGTGTGTAGTCGTTGTTACAACATCTGCATAAGGAAATGGATTAGGATATGATTTACCAGCAATGAGTCCAGAGTAGTGACTGACATCTGCAAGTAAGATTGCACCTACCGAGTCTGCCATTTTTCTGAATCGTTTCCAATCAATCACTCGACTATATGCACTTGCTCCTGCAATAATCATTTTAGGACTATGTTTTAATACTAGTCTTTCTGCTTCATCATAATCAATAATTCCATTATCATCAACACCATAATTCTTGATAACGAACCACTTACCACTTATATTAACATTCGCACCATGTGACAAGTGTCCACCACTAGATAAGTCCATACTGACAATTAAGTCGTTTGGTTTCAAGAATGCTTTGAATACTGCAAGGTTTGCATTTGCACCACTATGTGGTTGAACATTTGCAAAGCTACAATCAAATAGTTTAGTTGCATATTCAATTGCAAGTTCTTCTATCTTGTCAACTTCATCACAACCATTGTAGTATCTTTTGCCGGGCAAACCTTCTGCATACTTGTTGGTTAAGATACTACCACACAATGACATTATCTCTGGACTAGTGAAGTTTTCACTTGCGATTAGTTCAACAGTGTTGTCTTGACGAGCAGTTTCATCAAATACTATTTTTTTGATTCGGGGATCAAACACGTTTACTCCCAGCATTAATGCTTCTAATTTAGTCATTACCATTAGCAGAACGAGAACCTTGTGGATATTCTTCTGGAGCAGGAACTACAAAGTTTTCATCCCAACCAAATGCTTCTTGAACTACATTTGAAGATAATCCTTTATAGACTTGATGTAGTTTTTTGTCCTTTGCATGAACCAAAAGTTTTGCTTCACTTTCGTGTAACGACTCTAGTAACTGAAAGAACATATTTTCTTTTTGTACTTGACGAGTTTTAGGATCAGCACCTTTAATGTAATGCCATAGTGTTCTTGCTTCTCTAGCTAATACATTATGTTCTGTTCCTTCTGGTGCATCATTAGGTGTATAAGGAACTTCACCTTCTGGGAATACCCATTCTAATTTAGGATCAAATGCAGCTTTCAAAAACATTCTTAATGAATCAGTATTATGTTTTTGAAGGAGTTGAACCTTCTGTGATTTAGTTTTTGCTTTTGCTACTTTTTCAAGTATTTCTGAAAAGAGCGGTGTGTATACTTCTACAGGGTTAGCCATGTTTAAAATTCTCCAATTGTTTCAGTAAGATTTTTCAATCTAGATTGTATAAAATAATTTAATAGTTTACTTCGATTGCCACAGGGAGCATTGTCAAAAACTTCATTAATTTCAGTTTCCAACTCAGATGGAATCTTATCAAGACTGATAAGAGTTTCATTCCTTTGGTAATTTCTTTTAACTTCATCAGGTAAATCATCAATATTTGCATCCAACCAGTTTTCAATCTTTTTCTTTGTTAAAGGTTTTTGTCTTAATCCATCTACAAAAGTGTTATCAGGTGATAGAACATTAGGCACTCCATCACTAGTGTCGCCTTTAAGTATGTGTTCCTTTATATAGGTATCTGGATTATATCCATTTACATACTTCTTGAGAATGGGTGAATATTGTTTTACATCAGAATATTTTTGTAACTGAATAAAGTCTTTATCTCCAGAAACAATCATAATTGGCTCTTTCTTGTTTTTCACAAGAGTAGCAATAATATCATCAGCTTCTGCACCATAAACTTCAAGGTACTTATATGGTAAGTTATCTTTGAACTCTGCTTTAATTTTATTCAGAACTTCAAAGATTGCATCCCAATCCAAGTCAGATTTTTCTCTACCTTTCCTACGACTTGCTTTGTAGTTAGGAAAGAAGTCACGCCTCCAATAATGTTTGGAATCATAAGCAAGTACAACCTCACCATATTCCTCAGTAAATTGACTGCGATACATACGAACCGAATTGAGAATCATGTGTCTTACCATGTTTTCATCTGGTTCTTTAGATTTAGTCATATTCAAATGCATCATTAGACTAGCTACTGTGATTTGATTCATATCAATAATTATCATAATTTATAATGTGCGTTAAAGCTCATGCTCCTTCTTTCACCATCAGAATAAAATGGATAAACAGTATGTTTTAACCAAGATGGGAATATTAACATCATTCCAACTTTTGGAACAAATTTAAGATTGTCACTTCTAAAGTCTGATTTTTCACCATACATAAATTCAATCAGACCTGTTGCTGGATAGTGATCTTTAAATTCTTTATCATTTTCTTTGTGCATATCTTTTGGTATCTTTAGATAAATAACACCAGAAAAGTTACCACTGTGTGTATGCCATGGATTGTATTCGTGTTTATACTGACTTACAATCCAACTTTGTGCAAGATGAATGTTATCAATGGTGGGTTGTTTACCCTTTGAAATCTTAGACCAACCATACGCACGATTGACAACTTCCATGTGTTTAAGATATCCTAAACAGCCTTCTTTGATTGTGTCTGACAAATACTTAGTTTCTTCTTTATCATAAGCAGGAATTTTTATTTCTTTTGATACCTTACCAACAAGGTTTTCAGAAAAATCAAATTTCTTAGAAAGACTTTCATCACCTAATACTGCATCTCCTGCAAGATTAACTAATGAAATAAATTTTTTTGGTAATTTAAATTCCAAAATTGTAGGACTAAAATTTTCCCATACAATGGGATCACTCGATAGGTTGTTCATAACTTTCTTCCATAACATCTAACATGTCATCTAGCATGTCTTTATCTATTGATATGATACCATCTTTGGCTATCATAAGATTATCAATGAATACACTCATAGTGTGTCCATAATCAAACTTCCTATAAAGCATAGATTTTACCACCTCATTTATATATCCAATTTCTTTTAAAAACTCAGGTGAAGTTAAATCAAAACCTTCTTCATTAAATTTGTGTATCAATGGAATTATAAGTTGACTTGTAATGCCATCAATTACTTCTATGTCATTTGCAATTTTCTTACTTTCATCATACAAATTAGACATTTCTTCTTTGTCTAGCCATGGGCCTTTTACTACATTGTTCTTTATTTTTTTGTTACTACTGGGCCCTTCGGTGTTATCGTTTTCCATTTGACTCGTCCTTCTTGATGTTCTCCATAACGATCATCACACCAATCGCCTGTTTTAAGATAAGCATTACAATGACGAATGTAACCTTCTATGTCAGCAACTTTTGCTATTGCACCAGAAACACCTCTCCTGACACTGCTTTTTTCTTCGTTTAAAATACTTTTTTGAGTTTTAATCCAAGACTTAACTTTATCAGGATGTAAAAAGTGATCTTCTGGTAGTCCTAATAAAGAACTATGGATAGAAGAATTTACAGCTGGTTTTCTTGCAGCACGAGCTAATGCAAGTCGTTCTACCGCTGCTGCCTTTTGTTCTGGAGTTAAAGGCTTACGTTTTTTACGAGGCTTACTTGGTTTCCAATCTTTGTGATCGGGTATACTTTCTTTAACTTTTTTAGTCATTTTCAATTACTTCCATAATATAAATTAAATACATTTAACCTTTTGTAACTCTTTTTCGCCAGTTTCGGGATTGACTTTAATTTTAATAAAACCCTGTTCTTCTAAAATATTTAATAGTTTTTCAGTTACAGGTTCAGTAGCAGAACTTCTTCCCCACAGATAAGTGCCAAAACAAGCTACAAGTGAAATGATTGTTGCGGTATATGTGTCAATCATGGATACACCTCCTCGATATATTCTTTTGCATATTCAACAGCAAAAGACATTTGAAATGTTTTCTTGACATCATTAAGAATTTCATCAACAGACTTTTTTTGTAAATTATCATTAACAAACTCTTGAATTTCCAAAGATATTTCATTCATTTTGCTCATTATTCTCTCCTTTTATTATCTTATGTATACATAATAACACAACAAAAGTATAAAGTCAAGAGGTTTTCTTATCTAGCTTTAAATTATTTAGGAAATATTCCATGTATAAATCTTCATTTAGTATAGAATATCCATTAAAATCTCCGTAAGTTTTGATGTGAGTATACACTCGTTTATAGGAATATTTTTCATACATTTCTGTCCACCAAGAAATGGGTTTTCGTGTACAGTGTGCATTCTCACCATTGGGTAGGATTGCTATTGCTGGTGAAGTTGCAATTGCAAGGAATACAAACTTATCAGCTCTTTTGGTAATCATATTAATTGTTTCTGGGATTTGTTCTTCGGGAATGTGTTCTAATACATCAGTAGAGATGATACCATCAAAAGGGCCATCTGGTAGTGTTTCAAACTCTGGTACTGCTGGGTCATACAAAGTTGGCATGATACCCATATCTTCGTGGTGTTTCCATTTAGAATATTGTTGACCTTTACCACAACCAAAGTCTAATAGAGTTTCTGGTTTCATATCTTTTATCAAATCTAAAATATGTTGTAGTTGCGGTTTAAGATTGTTGCCGGGATAATTGGTATTTTGGTCTGCGTGAAATTGTTTATACTGATCTATCCAATCATTGTTGTCCATTATATATCCTCAAATGTTCTTGTAACATCTTTGAGCTTCCTATTCTAACATTGATAATACCATTATAGTATTCATCAGTTTCTAGAACCCTTCTGTCAAATTGTTCTTTTGCTTCTAAGTAACTTAATATT